TCATTTATATCTTTCCACTTGGAAATCTTGGCCGTTCTTCAACAGTGTGAACGATATTACCGCCAGTTTCCGCATGATGGCGATTAATATCAGCTTTATATGTTTTCCCTTGTTTTTCAGACGGCCTACAAATTCAGGAAAGGCATTACAACGGTATGCGACAACGGCAGGCATATAAAGGCTTTTCCGTATTTCCGAACTTCCGATTTTTGATATTCTGCTTTTGCCGTTTACGCTTGTTCCTGATTGATACTTTCTAGGGTCTAGACCTAGATAAGCCGTGAACTGTTTTGCATTTTTAAATTCATGTCTTTTATAGGTTGATAGCAATACGGCTGTTGCTTGCTCGCCTATGCCTGTTATTGTTTTCAGCCTTTTGCGCAAGTTGTTGTAACTTGGATTGTCTTTGTAGAACTGGAGTAATTGTTTTTTGACTGTCAGTATTTGTGCTGTCAGGTTTGAAATAGTTGTTTGAATATGGGATTTGATATAGTCGGGTGCTTCGTGTTGTTTGGCTTTTTCTGTTGCGCGTTGCTGTTTTAGATAATCTAAATATCGGGTGATTTCCTTTAATTGCTTCTGTTCTTTTGCCGGCGGTTGCCATGCTTTTAATTTGTGCTTTCGGTCTTGGCAATATTGCGCTATCAACTTTGCGTCTTGTGTGTCTGTTTTGGATCGTTGTAGTTCTGCTATCGCATATCCTTTTATCTTTCGTGGATTCTCTACGGTAATTGTGTATCGTAAATAAAGATATTCTGCCAATGCTTCGTAATATGTGCCCGTTGCTTCGCACACGCAATGGAGCTTATCTGTTACTTTATGACTTTGTAACCACTTTATTAATTGTTCAAATCCTCCTTTGTTGTTCTGAAACTTCTTTTGATAATTCTGATCGTCTGCAATCAAACAGCAATCTATTGTGAGCTTTGATACGTCTATGCCTAAGTACATGTGTTTTACCTTATAAATTCGGGTTGCGCCCTAGATAGTGTTCAAACTTCAGATGTAAGAAAGCCCACGCTTCTATCTTTGTTACAAGCTGTACTCTTTGGCCGTACTTTCGAAGTCGTGGGCTTTACTTGGTGTTTCGTCAAACGCCAAGCCCTCAATGGGCTGATTTACTCATTCAGGGCTTGAAGCTTATAGTGTGCTTGCCTTCGGCGACATTCGCCATGTGGCAGGGGTTGGCGCAAAAAACCGCACCAACCCTTCTTTAAAGCGTTTTTGGGTGGGCTAGCGTCAAGGGGTATCCAAAAAGATTTATAAAGACGACAAAGCTGTCTTTACAAATCTTTCTGGACGTCCTCCCCCTGACTTGTGGTTAGGTGAATGGGATTGTTTAAAAATTTAATAGAATGCCTAAAAAACATATGTTTATAAATATTATTAACAATCCAATAATGAAAAAGCCAAATTCTTTAATTAACATTTTTAATCCCTAATTAACCTTTCCTCCCTCATTACTTAGGGCTTTTTCTTCGTATCCGTCATACATCAAATTCTGTGGCGATTTGCCGCCCATAGACAGGACTTGTGGCCTTTCTATTTCATGTTCGGTTTCTTTAACTTCTGCTGTTTCGGTCTTTTTGGCTTTATAAGGATTGAATGGCAAGCCATCTTTGATATAGCTTAAACAGGTTTTTTTGCTTATTTCCGCAATCTTAGAACCTTGGTCTGTATAGCAATTACAGCCATTATCACTTTTTACGCAAGCAGAAGGCCAAGGCATGGCGGTTATTGATTTGTTCACGCCGTCATATATTGGCGCGGTTTCGGGTCTATCTTCAATTCTAGGCTTGTAGTCATCTTCTGATAGATGTGGCTTAGGCGGTTCAGGAATAGCCGTTTGTAGCGTGTATTGCCCTTCTGCGTTGGTGCCGTTTGCTGTTGGAACAGCAACCGCCCCCACCGCTTCAGGGCTTGAGGCTTGCGCCTCAATTTTGGGCTTTTCCTGTTCTGCCTTCATCGTATCTATCCGATTATTCCAGCTTGAATAGATATACCAACCGGCGGTAATTAAGAGGGCAAGGACGGCAGGAAAGATATATACAACACGGCTTAACTTGGTTTTGATTTTGGTGTGTTCTTCGGCTGATTTATATACGCCGAAGGCTTTTTTATCTAAGGTATAAACGCTTTTTACAGCAGATGATACGTCTCTTGATGATGTCGGGTCTGCGCACCTTTCCCATTCCAGCATACGGCGAACGCCTAGATTTGTTTTACCGATATGACAATGATGGCCTACCAATGCGCGAACGTTACTATCAATAAGTCTAGGATGTTGGGTCAACAAGAAAATATCAATACCTTTATGGCGGTGCGTTTCGAGTTCGGCCACAAAATCGGGTACTTTTGAACCGCTTGGGCGTGGCCTAAATACTCGCTGGCATTCGTCAATAACGAGTATTGCGCCTGTCGGTGCCCATTTGTGCCACGTCTGCATTGTTTCGCCTTCAGGAATAGGCAAATTCGGAATAATTTTTTCATCTACTTCAGGAATGCCGTCAAGATATAAAGGACGATTTTTTAAGTCTTGACGTGTCATTAAGTCTGAAATCATTTTCAGGGTCTTGCCCGAACCTGGAACACCTGTAATTAAATAAAGCATACATTACCCTTTTTATTTTTTACTGATAGAAGCTGACAATTTAGAAAGACTTTTAAGCGATACAACAAAGGCGAACGTTCCGAAAATCCAGTTCAGACAAACGCCAATTCCTGCGATATAAGCTAAGTTCATGGCGTCTGAAGAAATACCGCCGATTTGCGTTTGAACGTGTGATAACAGAAAGCCCTGAATTTCGTTTAGCCCTACATAGCTGACAAATGACAGACCAAGAGCGGTTATAACTTTGCCTGCAACGGTCATTAAAACGCTTGTGATTAATTTGCCCCACATGATTAAAGCTCCTTAACTGCGTTGAACGCAAAGAATCCGCACATTATGATCGTACCTAGAATCAATATAGGGCGAAGCAATCGGGCGATATTACAGAAATAATCATAGGGAATATCAAACGTACCTAATACGCCTAAACTGAACGTAGGGTTTGCCGGACAAGTGCCGTTAGTGCTGAATATATCTAGCGGTTTCAGTTCAAGGTTGATTGCTTTTTCAGGAATTTCTAAGTCTTTATAGTCAGTATCTCCTAGGTCTTTACATGCCGAGGCTTCGGGGTGTTTTTCGCAAAGGTCTTGTGCTTCTTTGCCGTCTTTACCGTCCTTTCCGTCTTTGCCATCTTTGCCGTCCTTACCGTCTTTTCCATCAGGCTTATCATCGGGTCTGTCATCAGGTCTATCGTCTGGCTTGTCATCGGGTCTGTCATCGGGCTTGTCATCAGGTTTACCGTCAGGATTGCTATCGGGTTTACCGTCAGGCTTTCCATCGGGATTACCGTTAGGATTTCCATCAGGACTACCGCCAGTATTGCCAGTCGGTGCAGGGCTATTATTAGTCTGGACAGAGGCTTCACTACTTCCGCCGTTAGAAGGATTTGTGAAAGTAACTGTATAAGTCTTTTTGCCTTCGGGCGTTTCAACAGGGCCGATTGTAACGACTGTTCCGGCAGGTACTTTGATATTTTCTTTATATTCAGGTTTACCAGTGCCATGAACAAAAGGGGTAGGATTTGCGTCAATAGATGGGGTGGCGATTTGTAGGAATTTTTCTAAATCCAAAAGTTCTTTATCATTTTGTTTTAAACGAAAGTGAATAGGAGTTCTTACATCTCCTTTAAATGAGACGTTGCATTCTCCGCCGTTAAGGTCAAAATTACATTTTTGAACTTTAAATTTTTGCCAAAAATAAACATCTTCGCCGTCATCTAAATCAAGTTCTTTTGCCCTTTTATTCCAGAATCCATTTGCAACTGACTGCATTTGTGATTCCATAAGCTTTTTAGCGTCTAACTCACTTTTACCGCCTTTTTCCATTGCACGAATTACTGAAGAATCAACGCCAAAGCAGGAAACATCTATAATTTTTCCATTTTCTTCAATCCAAATGCAATTTCGAGCAGCCCAATATTTAAAAAATTCTTCTTTAGATTCATCCCATTTATAGCCTTCTGCTTCCAATGGAGATTTAACAGCTTGATAGGCTTCGTAAGCCAGCAATGCACCTCCTACATAAACATTAGCTCTAGAAGCTACGAGTTTTGCGCCTTGTTTTACTAAAGCAAATGAACCATTCAGAACGGTTTTTCTTGATACAGAAGCCTCAATAGTCGCATTTACTGTCTGTTTTGATAAATAACCCTCATATCGTGCCTTCATGACCTCTGTTTGAAATTTTCTATAAGAATTATCTGATACAGAACGCGCCCACGGTTTCTTGTCCCAGTGTTCTGTATGCTGTTTCGTATAAGTAACAGTCTTTGAATTATTAACGTTAATTTCGCCAGCAACAGCAAAACTAGAAGTAAATAAAACTAACAAAGGAATGAGTAATTTATTCATTTTTAACTTTAATCTTATCTAGTTTCTTCTTCTCTATGGATTGGTTCAAATCATTCATGAACTTTTCCATATTTGAATCAGATGGACTTGGTTTATTTGGGTTCGTAGTCATTACAAAAATGTCATCATCTCCATTTCGTTTGATATTCGTCTTTTTATTCATAAGACTATAAATTAACAAAATCAGATAAAAGGCAATCATTAAATATCTAATTTCATTAGGAATGGAAATAATGCCCAAAATGTGCAATGTGAAGAGAATAATCAAAACAAGGTTATAAATTCGAGTAAACATATTTCTAACTTTCGTAAATGTTTCAGAAAATTAGATTCTATGCTTTATGCCTTGTTATGACTACTGAAAACTACGGATTAAGACGTATAAACAGATAGCTACCGCAAAAGGCGGTAACATACCTATAAGAAATTCAATTTCGGGGGTCATTCTTCCTCCTTGTGGCTTATCATGCCTACAACTTTGACGGCAATCACAATTAGAAATAATGAAACCATTATTAAAACAAGCTGATAGCCTAGCTCACGGCCAGCTTGTGCAAATTCGCCAAATTCGCATTGTGGGAACGTGAGTTTTACTGTCTGTTCTTGATACTTCCAAGCTTTACCATCAAAAACGGCGTGATGTAACCCGCCGTCTTTGTCAATCGTTGGTGAAACTTGGGTCATCAAGACGTTGACGGCTTCTTGTTCGGTTTCGTAACAAATTCGGCCTACTTGATAACCCATGATTACACCTTAAACCTGATTTGCACCGCGTTTACCGATACGAATCACAGCAAAGGCAATGGAAATACCTACAACAATGGCGCCCAATGCGATGATTTCGGCTTTGTAACCAGTGATTTCTTGTTTCACTGTGTCCAAAATGCCTTCAGCCATTACAGGTGCAGACATTGCAGAAACGGCAACAGTTGCCAGGGCGTACTTCGCTTTGTTTTTCAGATGTTGGAATTTCATTTTGTTTTCCTTTAGTTAATGTTGAAAAAAAGTTTTGCGGTGTTTCGGGGTCAATTCAAGGCACACCGCAAAGCCTTGAATCTTGTTTATGCTTCGTCTGAAAAATAGATATTGTCTTTAAATGCGCGTGGGAATACTTGCATTGAAACGATTTGCTGTGGCTTATATCCTTCATATTTTTCAGGGTGTTTAGTGCGAACTTCGCAAAGGCGTGTTTCAGTTTCGCTACGGATAATCAGGCCGACATAATGTGTCTTGGTAAATGTGCCGTCTTGGTTTTTGCGTTCACGCGTGAACATTCGATCAAATGATGCAATAACGAAAATACCTTGTCGGCGTTCGGTTTCTTGAGACATGATGTTTTTCCTTTCTTTAAGGTCAGTTTTGCTGGTATTCAACGGTTCGGGGGCGGGGGGGGGGGGGGGGGCGCGCCGACACCCGCGGCCGCCCGCGG